GCGGAACAGGCCACCGACCCCGACACCCTGCTCGACCATTATGCCACCATCGCCGAAACCCGCAAGGGGCGGAAAGCAAAGCACGGCCCGCAGCGCATGGACTTCGACGCCCTGCTATCCTTCGAGCGTAAGGAAGACCCCTCGTGCATCCTCGGCAACCACCGATGGCTCTGCAAGGGCGGCTCCCTCCTGATCGTCGGCCAGTCCGGCACGGGCAAGTCCTCCCTGATGATGCAGGCCGCCGTCCACTGGTGCATCGGCAAGGACTTCTTCGGCATCAAGCCTGCCAAGCCCCTGCGTGCCATCGTGCTCCAGGCTGAGAATGACGCAGGGGACATCTCCGAGGCCTTGCAGGACGTCATCGCCGGGGCATACCTCGACAGCGCCGAACGCTCTCAGCTGCGCGAACACCTTGCCATCTTCCGCGACACAGTGAGCACCGGCACCACCTTCACCTCGGCCCTGCGTGACCTCATCATCGAGCACAAGGCCGACATCGTCTTCGTCGACCCTCTCCTGTCCTTCGCGGGCATCGACGTCTCCGACCAGGAGCAGGCATCCAAGTTCCTGCGCCACGACCTCGCCCCAATCCTCCTCGAGACAGGCGCCGTCCTCGTGGCCATGCACCACACCGGCAAACCAAAGGCCGCCTCCGACAAGGAAGGCCACACCGTCGCCGACCTAGCCTATGCGGGCCTAGGTTCCTCCGAGTTCACCAACTGGTTTCGCGAGGTCGCCGTCCTCTTCCGGTGCCAGGGCGAGGAGCCCATCTACAAGTTCGGCCTGACCAAGCGCCGTGGCCGTGCCGGTCTCAAGGACCACGCGAACCAGTTCAAGGGCGAGATTTACATCCGCCACGCCGCCGAGAAGGGGGTCATCCGCTGGGAATACAGCCAGCCCCCCTCCGAGATTGCGTCCGAAGCGTCCAGCAGGGATGCCGATTCCAGACCCGCTAAGGGGTCTCCAAGGCGTTTGGGTCTGTCGTAAGACCGAGGACAGCCATAAGGCCACAAAAGACCGCCTAGGCCATCCTAGGCTTGACTTTGGATAAATCAATGACAGGCTAATGGACAGCCTACTACACACCACTTTAACAAACCCTTTATCAAACCGTTAGAGGGGGACAAATACAAGATGCAGTCCCCCTCACCCAGTCCCTACGGCCTTGGCTGACGCCGGCCTAGGTCTGGGTCTAGAGGCAAGATACAGGGATACATTTCCACCACCATGAACAACCCGACAAAACCGCGCCGTCCTAGGCGCCTGAACAAAGCCGAGATCATCAAGGCCAAGGAACGTTACCGCGATATGTGGGCGTCCAATCGTGCCAGGATGCTCAAACTCGCCGAGCTAGGCCGCAAGGCCATCTCTGCCAAGCATGACGAACACAGGCTTTGGATGAGACAGTGGCTAGCCAAGTGTCCTTCCCACTTCAGCCGCGAACAACTCCGACGGATGATTGACCGTGACCGGGCCGAGGGCGACACGGCTAAGACCGAGTCCTACGTGAAGACCATGATCCGTTACGGCTACGTCAAGTTCGACGACTCGACGATGCTCTGGGAGAATATGTATTTCAAACTATGAGCACCGAGAATACTCAATGGCCAGGGATTGGGAAGCACATGACAGATGCGCTGGAAACATTCCCGGAAACGATGACCAAAAAAGATTTGGTTCTGCATTGTGCTAGGTATATCGCCGCTAATCCCGAGATATACATCACTCCTGAATGGCTGGCAAAACTGATGATGGATGACTCCTTTTTGCTTTCGAAGCGGAAGAAGATGATACCGGGAAGCAGGGCTTATGTTTGGGTTAACGAGCACAAAAGGTTTCAACAAAACCCATACAGGCTAAGACTCTGACCTTTGCCACTTGCCCCGCCGTCAAGATAGTTGACGCTGTGACGCGTGACACGCGCTAGGCTCAACGACCTGACGGCTCCGGCTAAGGAGGCCAAGTCGTTTGACGCTTGGTTCTTTGCCCAGCCGAAGAAGGTCCAGGAGAAGATGCGCGAGAACGGCGTGCTGCCTTACGCTGAGATGGCGCAACCTAGGCACGTGTTCAACATCGACGCCAATCATCCTGACTGGGCGTTCAACCCGACTGACATCGGCAGACGCGAAGAGGTCGACGCGTTCATCTCTCGCGATCATGTCGGCGTCATGCTCAAGGGCTTCATGGATGCGTTGGCCTGCACGGACAACTTCGCCTTTCGTCGACACGTCGAGCTCATACGCTGGGCGCTCAGTCTGCCCGGTTGTCTGTCCTCTCGCCTGATCGGGAAGATGTATGGCCGCTCTCACTTCTGGATGCGTGCCAGGGCTAAGGAGATCCAGCGCACCGTGAACTCCGACGCGTGCGGTCTGTTTCCTCATGTGAATGCCAGACGCGGCAAGAATAAGCCAATTATCAAGTAACCATGCAAAGAGTCCCAACAGATAAAAGGTCCAAAGGATTGCAGTATTACTACAGGAACAAAGAGCGCTTGCGTGAAATTAACCGTCTTAGGGCCAAGGCTAACTACGACAGCAACCCTGATAAGAAGTTGGCTGATAACGCAAAGTGGAGAACCAAGAACAAAGCCAGGCATAAGGTCATGAAGAAGGCATGGACCGATCGTCGCTTCTTTTACAACAAGGCCATGCTTATCAAGGCGCATAAGCGCGGCGTCATCTCAATGGAGTCTACCAACGAGTTAGCCATTGGGCTTATGCGTCAATGGATAAAGCAGAGGGGAAGGTGTGCCCTAACTGACGTTAAGCTAGACCGTACTGCGCACGCAGATCACGTAGTCCCTGCCTCTCGTGGTGGAACTGATCATAGCAACAACTTCCAATGGCTGACACCGGCAGCCAATCAGTTCAAAGGAGCGCGAACTGACGAGGAATTGGCCCTTTTTTGCGTGCTAATCCTCCGTTCGTTGAAAAAAAGGAATCTCTTACCACCCCCCCTACGTCACGCGTGGCCCGACACCACGAAGGTTTTTCGTGGGGTCGAACAGAGGAAACAAGCAGTTTAGCAAACTATGGCCTTAACCAACTCAGAACTGGGTTTGGCGCTCGGCGTCACCGCGCAACGTATCTCAGTCCTTCGACGCGAAGGCATGCCGACCGACAGCATCGACGCGGCTCGGGCATGGCGGGAAGCCCGGGCGAACGTGCAGCGGGCCGCGGCACCCAAGGCCGCACCGGCGCAGCTCGATGACGGCTCCCTGGCTGACACGATCAGCGAACATCGGACCTTGGTCAGTCGGGCGCGTGGCGTCTGGCAGGCCGCGATGGAAGGGGGCGACCCTAACCAGGGGAAGTACCAGTCGAGTTATAACGCCTCGCTCAAGACTCTGGTCGCCCTCGAGGAAGAGCAGGAGCGTCGGCTTATCCTGACCAAGGATTACATCTCCGCAAAGGAAGCCACCGAGGCCATGCGCGAGATGACGGCGGGCATCGTCAACCGCCTGGATAAGCTCGCCCTCGATGTGGCAGAAGGATGTAACCCCGAGAACCCGGCGAAGGCGGTGAAAGTTCTGGAGGCTTGGGTGCGCCGCGTTAAGGCCGACCTGTCCACCGATGAATAAGGCAGACTTGCTCCGCGTAGGCCGTGACGTCCTGCGTCCGTCAGACTCGGGTGACGTCGTCGAGTGGCTGGAGTCTAACGTGCACGCCATTCCTGACTCACCGATGCCCGGGCCGTTCCGTTCCGAGCGCACGCCGTGGGTGGCTGAAGCCCTACGCATCGCCGCCGATCCCGAGACCAAACTCCTGACCGTCCTTGCCAGCATCCAGTCGGGCAAGTCCCTCTTCGCCCGCCTGCTGACTTGCCACATCATCGCTAACGCTCCTGGGCCGACGATGGTGCTTCAGGCCACGGACCCCGAGGCCAAGGACTTCGCCCTGCGTTACCTCCGCCCGGTCTGGAACAACTGCCCGCCGGTGAAGGCGCGTCTCTCGGGCGACGACCTCGACCGCTCGACCACTGCGGACTTCGACCGCATGACGCTCTACTGTCGCGGCATCTGGAACGAGGCCAACCTTCAGCGCCTGTCCCTGCGTTACACCATCGCCGACGAGTGCTGGATGGCGCCGCCCGGACACTTGGCCGAACTGAGCGCGCGCGTCACTGCGTTCGGCTGGATGGGCAAACGCATCTTCTTATCCCAGGGCGGACGGGCTGGGCAGGAGTTCCATCAGCTGCACGAGACGACGGACCAGCGTGACTGGAACATGAGGTGCCCGAAGTGCGACCACCTTCAGCCGTGGGTCTGGGAACAGATCAGGTTCCCCGAGGACGCAAAGGCAACCGGCACATGGGACTTGCACAAGGTCAGCGTGGGCACGACCTACGAGTGCGCGGCCTGCCGGACGCTTTTGCCCGACACGAACGCCAGCCGCCTTGAGGCTAACGCGCGTGGCACGTTTGTGGCTACATCGGTCGCCGCAAACTCCGGGCACATCGGCCTGCATTGGAACAGCCTAGCGACGATGAGCTGGGGCGAGCTCGGCGTGCTGATGCTCAAGGCCAAGGAGTCTGTCGACCAATACGGCGACGAGGAACCGCGGCGCATCTTCAAGCAGAAGCGGCTGGCCATGCCCTGGAGCGAAGAGGGCGGCGAGATGGTGGCGTTGGCGGAGGCCGCGAACTACAAGATGGCCGACCCTTGGGACGCGGAGGCCGCGATCACCCCGAAGGCCCGCGTCGTCGAGCAGAAGGACGCCGTGCCCGGGAGCATCCCTTTCCGCACGATGGGGGTCGACGTCCAGCGTGGCCACTTCTGGGTGACTGTCCGCCGCTGGGCCAAGACCGGGCATAGCCGCCTGATGGCCTTCGCCCGCATCGACTCATGGGGCAACGTCGAAGCCTTTGCCAAGCAAATGGGGGTCCATAATGCCATGATACTTTGCGACTCAGGAGATAACACGACCGAGGTCTATCGCGAGACGGCCAAGCGGAACTGGAAGACGGCCAAGGGCTCAGGCTCCGACGACTTCGCGGTCACCGACAAGTCCGGCAACACGACCCGCCGCTTCTACTCCGAGAAGCAGTCCATCGTCGTCCCTGGCATCCCGCAACGGGCCATCCTGATCGTGCACTCGGCCACCGCCGGCAAAGACCTCCTGCACGGCCTGCGGGCTCGCCGCGTCTGGACCTATGCGCTGGACGCCACCCCCGAATACGTCGAGCAGCTGAGCGCCGAAGTCCGCGTAAAGGACAAGCGGACGGGCAAGCCCATGTGGATACTTCCCCAGGGCAAG